AGGCTGGCCTGAGTTGCGCTATCGCACCAGCAGAGCGAACTCTAGGTACTTCTGCGCAAGTACGAGGCATTGCGCGGCGTGACTAGCCGGGTACAATGCGCACCATGACGAACGGCATCGAACAACTCTGGTGTGGGCTGGGCGCAGCGGCGGCTCCGCCGTCCGCTTCATCCGCTGGTTATGCCATCACACAGAGGAGCGATTCATGTTTGAGCGAGACAGCACGCCGAGCCTTCTTGTCGGAAAGACTTTGGAAAGCATCGAAGTCAACAAGGATGGCGACGAGATGCTTTTCATCTGCACCGACGGCGAGGCGTTTCGCGCCTACCACATGCAGGACTGCTGCGAGTCGGTGTCGATCCATGACACAAAAGGGATGCTGTGCGACCTGATCGGCTCGCCAATCGTAGAGGCAAGCGAAGAGTCGGAGAGTGAAGAGTGGCCTGCCGACGTTGAGAAGCCGAAATACACCGAGTCGTTCACATGGACGACGCATCGGTTCAAGACGCAGGCCGGAGCGGAAGTCATTGTGAGATGGCTTGGAGAATCAAACGGCTACTACGGCGAGGGCGTCTACTTCCAGCGGACGCACAAGCCTGTCGATGGATTTGTGGCATAACGCGGAAGATCAACGGCGGCCACCGGAGGGTTCACCATGACGCATGACGTAGCAGGGCCGTCCGTTGCATCGGCTGGTTCTGTGGCGAACGAGACGGCCATCGACTCGCAGACGCTGGCGGTCAAACTTCACGCCGTAGCGGCCGCTGCTTGCTACGGCGATCAGGCGATTCGGGATTGGCTTCACATCGCGGCGAACCACATCGCGTTCCACAACATGGGCATCACCGGATGCGGCCGGTGGATTCCAGTGGCGGAGCGGCTGCCTGAGCCTGAGTTGGATGTCCTCGCCTACGCGATCACCGAATGGGAGCCAGGATGGCCGCCGCAGCGCATGGTGACATGTCACAGCGGCACGTATTGGTACTGCGACAGCATGACAGTCACGCACTGGATGCCGCTCCCGGCCCCGCCGAGCGACGGCAAGTAGCCACAGAACCAGTGTTTCTACAGTTCCGTATAACGCCCGATAATCACACGCTCGCCGTATAACGCCAGCCAAATCGACGCCCGTACGCCGCGAAACACGCTCAACCGCTCTTACGAAGCCGCGATAATGCCGACCGCCACACTCCGCTACCGACTGCCAGACGAGCAGAGCGAGTTCGACGCGGCGAGGCTTGGAGGTAAGGCGTTGTCTACGCTCTGGGAAATCGACCAGTGGTGTCGCGGCAGGATCAAGCACCACCCAATGACAAACGACGAACGGCAAGCCCTGGAGGCGGTGCGGGCGATGATCCCCGCAGAGTTGCTGGAACACTGAATTCAACTGAGTTTAGGGCGGTTTATCGGAATTCGATAAACCGCAGTAACTGCGCTATACGCCGCATGAAGCGCAACAGCCATCAAAGCGTATATGAGCCAAGCCCGCCCCCGCCGCGCGAGGAATCAGCCTCCGGGCTGACGGTCGCCACATTAAGCGGCCCTCGCGGCGGGGCGCGGCACTCTTGAAATCAGAGAGAGACGGGCGTGAGTGACGTACCGGAACTAGACCGGCTCATCGAAGATCACGAAGTTTTCCGCACGAACATGCGGTGGAACCAGCGTGACGCGATGTTTACCGCGTTGCTTCGCCTGCAAATCACAGCCCTTGTTTCGTTCTGCCTATGGGCTGTTCTCGGCTTTGCTGGGCTGGCGGGCGTGCCGGTCGTTTGGCGATTGGTCTGCAAAGAACTCCAGCCGCCAGCGCCACGCGATCCGTTTCGCCGATACCGGGCAATGTGACGCTCTTGAGCGAAGGGACGGCCGGTACCAGCCGCTCGAGCTGGGGTTTGTGCGGGTGAGAGCCGAGGTAGAATACGTGTACGCACGTATATTTACTGGTTCACATGCTCCACCACCTCGACGCAGTCGCGGCTCACGCCTACTACACCGGCGACATCGCGGCCGGCCGGCGGGCGTGCGAACGAATCCTCGCCATGCCCGACCTGCCGCCGGCCATCGAAACGCGGACTAGGACGAACCGCACCTGGTACACCCAGCCGCTTGCCGACCTGGTGGGGACGCGGTTTGTGCAGCTCCATGACGACGCGGTCCGGCCTGGCGGTGACGCCGACTGGTCGAGCTTCAACCCGTCGATCGTGTCGGCCGAGTGGCGCGGCCAGCCTCGCGGGTGGATCGTCAACGTCCGGTCGAGCAACTACCGGATCGAGTCCGGCCGGTACGTGATGCCGGAGGTTCACGACAACATGATCCTCACCACAAACTACCTGGTGAGGCTGAGCGACGACCTGGACGTGCTGGCGTCGTCGCAGCTGAAAGCCGTCTACCCAGGCACGCCGTTTCCGGTGCACGGGCTCGAGGACGTGCGGCTCAATGTCGTCGGCGGTGAGCTGCTCGCGTCGGCCACGGTTCGGGACTACCTGCCGTTTGACGGCACCTGCCGGATCGCGACCGCCTTTGTAGACGAGCAGGAAGCATGCTTCACGGCCATCCGGTGCCGAGAAACGGCCGACGGCGTGCACGAAAAAAACTGGATGCCGATTGTCGGCCGACGGGCCTGGCTCTACAGCTGCTCGATCAACGGCCACGTGGCAACAGTGATGGCCGACGACGACCGCTGGGAGGTGACGGCGGGAGCACCGAGCCCGCCGCTCGCAAGCAAATTCCGCGGCGGGTCGCAGCTGGTGCCGATTGCCGACGGCGGCAGCTCGTGGCTCGCCATTGTTCACGAGGTGGCCGACAGCGGCGACGGTATGCGGGTCTACGAGCACCGGTTCGTGCTGTTCGACGAGTCGGCCGGCTGGCGGATTTCCAAAGTCTCGCCGGCGTTCGTGTTTCGGGAGCCAAGGTCGATCGAGTTCGCCGCTGGGATCGCCAGGCAGGGGAGCCGGCTCGTGGCATCGTTCGGCATCCGCGACCGGGAGGCGTGGCTCGTGGAAATGGAACTGCCCGAGGTGCTGCGGCTCCTGGAGCCCGTGGCATGAGGATCGCCGTCTACGCCCTCGCGCGAAACGAGGCTGCGAACGTCGAGCCGTGGGCGGCATCCTGCGCCGACGCCGACCTGCGGATCGTCACCGACACCGGGTCCACCGACGACACGGTGGCCAAGCTCGAAGCCGCCGGCGTGAGCGTGGCCCGGGGGGCGGTCGCTCCGTGGCGATGGGACGACGCTCACAACCTGTCACTCGCCCACGTACCGGCCGACGTCGACGTGTGCATCCGGCTCGACCTCGACGAAGTGCTCGTGCCGGGATGGCGGGAGGTTGTCGAGGCTGCCTGGCAGTCCGACACGACGAAGCTCCGCTACTGGTACGCCTGGAGCGACCAGGTGCGATTTCAGAGCGACAGGATCCATGCCCGGGCAGGCTATCGGTGGAGCGGCGCGACGCACGAGGGGCTCGTGCGGTGGAGTGGGCCGGAGGTGCAGACCTGGCTCGACGCCGAGCTGATCCGCCACCGGCGCCAGCCAGGGAAGCGGCACGGCACCGACCTCGAGCTGCTTCGTCAAGCCGTCCGCGAGAATCCAACCGACACCAGGATGCTCTGGTATTTCGCCCGCGAGCTAGACTACGCCGGCGATCGGGAGGCCGTCGAGCAGTTCAACCGGTTCCTCGCCGCCCCTGGAGGCCAGCCGACCGAGCGGGCCTACGCCCGCCGCATACTTGCCCGCTGGGAGCCGGCCCTGGCGAAGCGGCACCTCGTGGCCGCGGTCCTCGAAAGCCCGGAGGAGCCGGAGGCGCTGCTCGCGCTGGCCGAGCAGGCGCACGCCCTGGGGGATGCCGCATCCACCCTGCACTACGCCCGACAGGCTGCCGCGTGCCCGCTGGCGTCACAGACGCACGCAAGCGACCCGCGAGCCTACTCCGATGCGGCCCCGGACCTCGCGTGCCGAGCTGCCTGGGAGCTGGGCCTGCTCGCCGAGGCCCTCGACCACGCAAGCGTCGCGTTCCGCCGCAACCCGTCCGACCGCCGGCTCGCCGGCAACGTGGCTTTTCTCGCCCGCATCGCCCAGGAGCCCGGACCTCAAGCCGGTTGACCAATGCCCACGCCAGAGCCCGCCATCGAAATCCAGATTGCCGACGCCATCGTGGCCGGACTGAACGCCTGCTACTTCTCGGCACCCTACTCGACCATCACAGCCGTCCGCCGCGACGTGCCGGACTACGACGGGCCGGAGCTGAAAAACCTCCAGGTGTCGGTGGTGTGCCCGCGCGAGGAAATGGAGCCGGTCCGGCACGGCGACATGGTCACGTACCAGACGACGATCGTCATTGCCCGCCACGTCACGAGCCAGGCCGACATCGACAACCTTCGCCGGCTGCGGCAGGAAATCGTCGACATGATCCGCTCCGGCGTCGTGACCATGCCGGGCCTGCCGGAGGAATGCCGATTTGTTCGGGCCTTGACCGAAACGGCGTTCGACCGGGATGCCCTGTCTGACCGCCGGGTGATGCTCGCCAGCGTGGCCGTCGAGCACCGCCTGCTCCGCGGGTGGGTGACGGCGATCACGCCCCCTTCCCCGACGGGTCCGACAGGCCCGGCCCCAACCGGCCCCACGGGAGCCTAGTGCATGACGTTTCTGCCAGTCGGTCGCAACCCGCTGCTCTCCGGCATCTCGACCAAGATGCCTGGGATCCCCATGCGGATCAACTTCGACTACTTCCTCGACCGGGAGGACGTCATCCAGCGGATCGGCAAGGCCAAGGCCAAGCGGCTTCGGGCGGTGGGCTACAAGGTCATGCAGCTGGCCCGCCGCAGCATCCGCAAGATGGGTTTCGCAAAACCGAAGCTCCGGGTGATGCAGCAGAATCCAAAAACGTCGCTCGCCCAGCTGCTCCGCCGGCCCGACATCAACAAGCGGACAAAGGACAAAATCGGCGAGCGGATCTTTGAGATCAAGTTCAAGCCGCCGAGCCCGGCAGGCACGCCGCCGCACACGCACACCGGCGTCATGCGGCGCGACATCGTGTTTGCCTACGACTTCACGAGCGAGTCGGTGGTGGTGGGATCGTTCATGAAGGGCGGGGCCTGGCTCGCCAGCCTGCACGAGTTTTCCGGGTCTGTGCAGATGCAGGCGTGGGCCTACGTGCCGGAATTTCACCGCTCCATGAACTACGGCATCCTGAGCTGGAAGCGGGTCGGCAAGGCCCCGCGAAACCGCAACCGCTGGGAGCCGACCAGCTTCCGCGAGACGTTTCACTACCCTGCCCGGCCGTACATGCGGCCGGCGATGCACAAGGCGATTTCGACGGGGGCCATCCCCAAAGAGTTTGCCAACATGTTTCGCGTCGGCGGGCTGGGGTAGCCGGGGCTGGGGTATACTGACGTACAGGCGAGCAACCGCCGCCGCACCCCGTAAATCCCAGGAGCAGAAGCATGCCCGCCCGCAAGTTCTACCTCGGCAAGGATGCGACGTTCACGTTCACGCCGGGCGTGGCGAACGACGACGTGCTCGAGGTCAATGTGACCCAGGAAGCCGCCGCCGAGGCCGACGTCACGGCCCGCGGGAGCGGAGACATGCAGGAGACGGTGCTCGTTCGCAAGAACGTCCAGTACGAGGTCCAGGTCACCAATCACACTTGCACGCACGGCGCCACCGGCACGATCGCCTGCTCCGTGTCGCCGAGCGGCCCCGCCTACCCGACGACCGGCGTCTGGCAGGTGCGGGCGATTTCCGACCCGCAGCCGCTCGACGACAAGATTGTGACCACGCTGACGTTCCGTCGGATCCCTGCCTAGCAGGTGATCCATGCCGAGCGAAAAGTTCCGCCTCGGGCGTGAATGCGTCCTGACGATCAACGGCGTGGTCGTGCCGGGCGTCAAGAGCGTCACGCCCAAGCGGAATGTTCGCACGGTTGAGGCCACGGGCCTCAACCACAGCATGGAATCGACGGTCGTCACGCACAGGACGTGGGAGCTTGAAATCGAAGTCGTCCGGCCGGCAGACGTGGCAAGGCTCCGGGCCGTGGAAGATTCTGGCGGGATCGTGACGGTGCAGACGTTCAACGGGCTGCGGGAAGTGAGCGGCGACTTCGTGGTGTGCGAGTGCACGGCACCGGAGCTGCTCGACGATGGCGTGGTGGCCGTATTCACGCTCAAGCAGTGGGGCCACGGGAGATAGGAATGAAGACGTTCACCGACGCTGCCGGCCGCCAGTGGGAGATCGTGGGGTCGCTCGCAACCTTCGAGCGGATCCGCTCCGAGTGCCAGGTCGACATGCTCACCATGCCGACGACACAGGAGTGCCTCCGGCAGATTCAGGATCCGTACACACTGGGGCGAGTGCTTTACGAGGCGTGCTCGAAGCAGGTCGAGGCCCGCGGGCTCTCGCCAGAGGACTTTGCCGGCGGGATGACCGCAGACGTCCTGGCCGCAGCCACCGACTCCTTGCTCGAGGAGACAATTTTTTTTTGCCGGAGCGACCTGCGGCCGGCGCTGACGATGGCGTACGAGAAAGCGAAGGAGCGGGATCGGAAGGCGATCCAGATGTTGACGGCGAGGCTACCGACCATTGGGCAGATGATGGATGCCGCATTGGATCGCATGGATGCCCCTACCGGCTCTGCTACGAGCTCGGCGGCATCATCGGAGTCCACCCCCGCGACTGGACGCTCCGGCACCTCCTGTGGGCAGCCGAAGGCAAGCAAAAGGAGGAATGGGCCAGGCAAAGCGAAGTGATGGCCCAGCAAGCCGACTTTCACCGCGACCCGAAAAAACGATCCACCCCGTTCCGCCCGGTCGAGTTCAACCCGTTCCGAAAACGCGTCACACCCCAAACCCGCCGCACGCTGACCCCAGACGAATACAGCGAACTGTTCCCCGACGAGAGCTGACAAGTGGCCAGTGCATCCAACATCCGAGCCGGCGGCGCGTTCGTCGAAATCTTCGCGAAGGACGGTGCGTTTCAGCAGGCGATGACGCGGGTTCAGAACAAGCTCCGCGCCACCGGAAAAAACCTCCAACAGTTTGGCACCGGCATGGCCCTCGGGGCCGGTGCCGTCGGCCTGCCACTGGCAATGGCCCTTCGGCAGTTTGCCGGGTTCGACGATGCTGTTCGTGCAACAGCGGCCTCAGCCGGCAAGGGTGAAAAAGACCTGGCCGGGATGCGTGATGCCGCTGAATCGCTGGCGCTCCAGATGGGCATGTCGGCCACTGACGTGGCGAAGCTCGGCCTAGAGATCGCCCGCGCCTTTGGTGACAAGCTCTCCCCGGAGCAAATCAACAAGGTGACCGAGGCCGTGCTCAAAATGGCGAGGGCCTCGGGCACCGATGGCGTTCAGGCGGCCTCGATTATGACCGCGACGCTTTCACAGTTCGGGCTGGGGGCCGACCAGGCCACGCGAGTGGCTGACGTGCTCACGCTCACGAGCAATGCCACGCTCAACAGCGTGCAGTCGCTCGGCGAAGCGTTGTCCTACGCTGGCGTGAGCGCGGCAGATATGGGGATGTCGCTCGAGGAAACAGCCGCCATCCTGGGCACGCTCGGAAACGTCGGCATCCAGGGCTCGATGGCCGGCACGACGCTCCGCCGTCTGTCGACCATCACAGGGGCAGAGGCGGAAAAGCTCCAGAAGATTTTTGGCGTGGCGTTCAAGGACGCTGCCGGAAACGCCAGGCCGCTCGTGGACGTGCTCGGCGAGGTCTACCAGGCGACCGCAAACCTGCCGTCGTCTGAGCGTGCCAAAAAATTCTCCGACGCGTTCGGCCTGCTTGGCATCACCGGTGCCCGTGCTATCGGCAGGATGAGCGCCGACACGCGCGAGCTGACGGCCAACCTCCGCAACGCCGGAGGTACCGCCGACAAGCAATCGAAGTTCATGATGGCTGGCATCGGCGGTGCTGGGGCAAAGCTGCTCACCGCACTGCAAAGCATCGGGAACGCCTTTGGCGAAGCAATCGCCGGCCCGGCCGCTGCCCTGGCGAACGGGTTTTCTGTCGTGGCTCTCGCTATCCGCCAGCTGGTGAAAGACTTCCCAATCCTGTCGCAAATCACGGCCGCGAGCGTGGCCGGATTGTTTGCCTTGGGGGTGGCAGCCATCGCCGCAGGCTTCGCGCTCCAGGTGATGGGAAGCGGCATCGGCGTGCTCACGAAACTCATCGCCGCCTTGGCCACTCCGATGGGGATGGCAACGGCCGTGATCGTCGGAGGTGTGGCCACCATCCTTGTGGCTGCCTACCAGCTCTCCCCGGCGTTCAAGCAGGAGGCAGACGCGATCATGGCCGCGCTCAGCCGCCTCGACTTCAAAGCGGCATGGGAGGTGATGAATCTCAACCTGGCGATCGCGCTCACGCAGATGGCGCAGATGTTTGACAACGCATGGGCGGCCGTGAAGAACACGGTGGCAGCCACCGCGTCCTTCATCGGCGACAAGCTCACCGAGGGCCTCGACCGATTCATGGGCCTGTTCGGTGCTGACATCCTCACGATCCAGGCCGGCCTCGAGCGGCTGGGGCTCTACTTCAAGGCTGCCTTCGACTGGAATTTCTGGAGAAACGGCCTGGACGGTGCTGTCAAGGAGATGGAGGCCAGGATTTCCCGCGAGCGCGAGCGGGCATCAACGGCTGACCAGCGGGCCGCTAACCGGGCCAAGGTGCGGCAAAAGCAGGCCGACGGCCGCCAGGCGGAGAACGACGCCCGCAACCAGGGATACGAAGCCACGATCGACACGCTGCGCGACGACCTTGCCAGGGCTCGCGAGCGTGCGCTCGGCATCAAGCCAAAGGTCGAGGAGCCAAAGGCACCTGTTCCGGTCGAGGCTCCGCGTCCGGTTGCCGTGTCCGCACAGTCGCCGGAGGTGGCACCGGAGGCTGCCGGCGGAGGTGGTGGTGGCAACACGCTCGGGACGTTCGCAGACGCGATCGGTGGCCGGCTCGGGGCCGGACCATCGCTCACCGCTGCCCAGCGAACCGCTGAGGCGACCGAGCGGACTGCCGACGGCGTGGAGCAGCTGCTCAAGGCCAACAACGGCGTCGGCAACGAGCAAGGCGTTGGCAACGAGCAGGGTGTCGGAAACCTCATGGGCGTCGGCAACGAGTCAGGCGTGCTCGGGGGTGGCAGTCCTGCCGCGGCGGCGGCTGCCGTCGCCGCCCCGATGGGGCCGCTCGACAACCTCCCCGCGATGACCGAGGAGCAGATGCGGGCTTCGTTCTCGAACGCTGGATGGTCAAACGTCGAGAAAGGCACCGCGGCCTGGATGGCAAAGCACCGCGGCGAGTCTGTCGCACCAGCTGCCGTCGCCGCCCCGCGGACGGCCGTTCCCGCCCCCGATCCGGCTGCCATCACCAGGGCGGGAGCGACCGCCATGCCTCCGGCATCATCCGCCGCCCAGGGGCTCGATAAGGAGCTGCTCTCCGTAGCTGAGCGGCAGGCCGGGCTCGCACAACAGATGGTCGACCAGCTGCGGCAGCTGCTCGACGTGGCCAAAAGGGGCGGACTCGCGTTTTCATAATGGCATACCCTGAATTCATCGAACTGTTCGATTCCGGATCCGGGTCGCTCGCGGCCAACGACGACGGCACGATGACTCGTGACGTAAATCTGAAATGGCTGGTCAGCGGGAAGCCCGGCTACCTCGAGGCGGAATCCTGGGGCCGCGAGTACGCCCCGGAGTATTTCCAAGGGCACCGGCGGAAAAACCTGGCCTGCCGGCCGCTCGGCAATCGGTGGTGGGAAGTCACCGCCGACTACACCAATGCCGCCATCCAAGGCGACGACAACGAGGACCAGCCGGAAAACGGCGGCGGCGGTGATCCAATCGCCCACACGGTCGCCTTCGACACGACGGGTGCGACTGAACATATCACCTGTGCGATCAACAGCGGCTCCGCTGGCTACCAGGGCGAGACGGTGTTCACGCGGACCGGGGAAACGGAAAACATCGTCTACTTCGACGGTGCGATCAACGTCGACGGAGAAACTGTTCACGGCGTCGACATTGTTGTGCCGCAGTTCCAGTTCACCGAAACGTGGACGATGCCAGGGGCAAAGATTCTCGACTCTTACGTTGAGCAACTCTACAACCTCACTGGCACCATCAACAAATCAAGGTTTAGATGCTTTAAGGAGGGAGAGTGCCTGTTCCTCGGGGCACGCTGCGAAATGACGCGCGGGGCCACGCTGGCCAGCGTCGTGTTTTCGTTCTCCGCCAGGCCCACGAGGGAAAACCTCAAGGTCGGCAGCGGCAGCAACGAAATTATCGTGAATTTTAAGCGCGGCTGGGATTACATGTGGATCCGCTACGGAACGCGCGTCAGCAACGGCACGTCGCTCATCAAGCGTCCGCTCTCGGTGCACGTCAACCAAATCTACGAAATGACAGACTTCTCCAAGCTGCAAATCGGCGGGACCAAGTTCCCAAAGGTCTACCAGGCCAAAAAAGACTTTCAGCAAGGCGCGGCCGCATGAGTGGCGACCCGTACCGTAAAACAGCTCCAGGCGAGCGACTGAAAATACCGGCGCGTGCATGGAATCGGCTGATTGAAACGGTTGGCGAGTCGAAATACTTAGGGGGCGAGGGCTTTACGCTCAGTCACCTGCCCAGCGTTCGCATACAGCTGCAATTCATAGGATATTTTGGCCAAGTGATCGCTATAGGTGCAGGCGTCAACCAAACTGCAACCCTTTTGCCGTCTCCGACGTTTCCTGCAAACATTGGATCGTTGTCCAATTTCAGCGCAAAAGAAAAACAACTCCCGACCGTTTCGTGGCTTCGCTCAGGACCAAGCGGCGTTCGTGAGGATAGCCCAATCGCAATCTGTAACACAAACAATGATGACTCGTGGGTTGTTTCTGGATTTGCAATAACTCGAGTGCGTGTTTTTAATCACAATCATCGCTATGCGTCGTTCCAACTTGTCAACACAGGCAGGACGGAAGACGGCAATCAGTTTGGCAGCCTTACCAGTGCTTTTTGGGGGCCGGTGAGGCTAATCGGATACTATTCCAGCCAGCTGCCAGATGAACCTGCCGCCCCCGGCGCGGCGAACGACAATTTGTCGTTTCTCGCACAAAATACGCTGACCTATCCAAACAGCGAGTATCGCTGGGCCTTGGTGCAGCTGTGATGTGGTTCAGCTGGCCGCGCGCGCCGTTTCAAGATGTCTTGAAATTGGTGCCAGACGGTTCGGTGACGGCGTGGGATAACATTCCCTACCTTGACGTGTTTCTGCCTGCCGACGCAAGTGTTCGCAAGGTGCAGCTCGGCTGGTTTGATTCGCGGATGTACTCGTGGAAGGGAACGCTGAAAAGCACGCAGCCGAATATTGGCGCGATACACATTGCCTTTGGACTGAACAACTCAAATCAGAATTCACCAGATCCAGATGTGCCGGCAGGACAATTTATTGCTCACGGCACGCTCTCGGACAGCCTGAATATTGAATTAGGCGGCAGATTCAATCTGAAACTGCAGCGCTTCGCTGCCAACTTTTATCCAAATGGCGGCCGCGCTGCCGAGCGAGCCATCTACGGGAACAGGCGTCCATATTTGCCGGACGACCTCAATCCGCCTGTTAATCAAGAGTATTTTGTAAGTCCCAGTGTCCAAGTGGGGGCGTCTGTGGACTGCACCAAGGTCACGCTGACTGTGGATGGGTCGCCAGTTCGAGATTGCGTGACGCCGTTTACGATCACGCCGTTGTACAACAACGTCACCTATATTTCCGCCGCAGAGTCCGGCCAAGATCCGGTTCTGGCGTCTTCTTTTTGCAGCGCGGGATTGGGAATCATACGCAATGAGTCGGAGCACACGCTCTATGCATTTGTGTCATTTGGAGGGTTTGGAGCTCGCACAATTACTTGGGCGCATGAAATCACTGGCGATGACGAGGATTACTTGAGCGAGCCTTTGCGTCTCACCTCTAGCAATGGTGCAGTGGCTTACGTCACTGCGGCCAAACCTGGGCAATTCCTCAAACGTGAGACCATGCGGCCAGACCCGCCTGGGCTGGCGGCGAACAGGTACCTCAAGACGTTTGCAGCTTACCGAAACCGCGCGGAAAACTTTGCGTGGCCGCTTGCGTCTGACTCCGCTACCGGAATAGCCGACGTCGATTGTGCCGGTAGTGTTTCAATCTTGCGCTCCAGCGAATCTCTTATCCCGCCAAGCGCTACTCTGTGTTACCCGCAGGCAGTGAAGGGGTACGACCTGGCGGATACTGCGTTTGTTGCAAATCCGACAAGAAATTCAAATTTATCATCCAACGACTCAGACAATGTATTGCTCTCCGAGATTGAGGTCAGTATTCCAAGCGGATTTCTTACCGGCGCGAATAATACGGATTACGCCAGGAATGCTGTAACGCCTAGCACTGCTGCTACTTGGAAGCTGATCAAAACGCCGATCAACAACTACTACTTAGGAGAGGCGGCGTTCAACTGGACGTACAGCGTCTACCAGACAGTTGGGCTAGAGAGAAGGGAAGTTCCAATACATATTCACAAGAAAATCAAAGCCCTCTGTTTTCTTGAGCGCCGTTTCCAGGTTTCAAATCGCCGCGCCTCCAGTATCACTGCGGCAGTATTTGCGTCGATCACTAAACTACATCTGCGAATCGTGTTCGCTGGGGTTCCTGCTCCTGGGCAAGGCACCACGCCGCCGGGTGACGTTGTCCTGTTTGAATTGCAGGCGTATAGGGATCTGACAGACGCCGAGCAGACAGCACTTCTCGGCGGCGGCGCCGTCACAATTAACAGGTGGGATTTCGGGCACAGAATCCTTGGCTTTGCGCCTTTTAATGGCACAAACCTCACCGCAACTGTGCGCGCAGTCGGTGCGGCAGAGTAACAACTGGGGTTGACGCGTGTGTGCCTCGTGGCACTCTGATACTGCACGGAGGTTTTCATGGCTGACGCAATCACCGCAATGGCCCGGCGGCTCGCGCAAAAGTTTCCCGATGCTCCAGCCAGGACGCTTGCCAGACGGCTCGTGTCTGAAAGCAACGGGGCCATCACGCTTGAGGCCGCCCGCACGCGGATCCGTACGGAATTTGGCGTGTCTGGCAGCAGGCGCCGGCGTGAGCGATTAGACATGGGCACCCGTCGGCCTCCACGCCAGGCCGGAGCCGTTCCGCCAGTCCCGCCGTCGTCCGCTGAGCCGTGGGGGCCGTACACGCTCAACGTCACCGGGACCGTGGGCGTCCTGAGCGACATCCACGTGCCATTCCACGACGAGACGGCGCTTAGGGCTGCCGTCGACCAGCTCCGCGGCGACAAGGTCGACGCCCTGGTGCTTAACGGCGACATCGCCGACTTCTACGCCATTTCGCGGTACATCAAGAATCCCGCGAAACGAAACTTTAAGCGGGAGGTGTCGGCGATCCGCGACATGATCGCCTGGCTCCGCAGCATGTTTCCCGGCATCCCGATTGTGATGAAGGCCGGCAACCATGAGGAGCGATGGAACCACTGGCTGTACCAGCACGCCCCGGAGATTTCCGACGAGGAGATCATGGGCCTGGCGAACTGGCTCTACCTCACGAAGCACGACGTCACGCTCGTGGACGACCAACGTCCCATCCTGGTTGGCAAGCTCCCGATCCTGCACGGCCACGAGAAGGGCAAGGGCATTTCCGCGCCGGTCAACCAGGCCCGCGGAGCGTTTCTGCGGTTGCACCACACCGTGCTCGAAGGGCACGGCCACCGCACGAGCGGGCACTGCGAGCCCGACATGTGGGGCCGCGAGGTGTTTTGCTGGTCAACCGGGTGCCTGTGCGACCTGCACCCGGAATACGCCCGAATCAACAAGTTCAACCACGGGTTCGCCAGCGTCCGGGTGCACGCCGGCGGCGACTTCGACGTTACGAATTTCCGAATCACACGCGAGGGGAAAGTCCGCACGTCATGAGCGAGCAAGAGGAAACGATTGGTGTCTGCACTGGTGCGATGCCGCAGGGGATGGCCGAAGCCGCATGGGGTGCGATGGCCCGCCGCCAGGCCGAGCTGCTTGAGCGGATCCGCAACCCAGGGTCCGCTCCACCGATCGAGTCACGCACGTACACAGCCACCCCTGACGACCAGGAACCTCCGGCCGGCGAAAACCCGAAGGATGCCGTCGCCGGCGAGCGGCTTCCGCTCGACCTCTGGCCGCTCACTGCCACCGCGATGGCGAGCGTGGCGATGCTGAATGGGGCGTGCAAGTACGGCCGGGCCAACTGGCGCAAGATCCCTGTCCGGGCGACGGTCTACGTCGCGGCCTGCCAGCGGCACATGGCCGCGTGGCTCGACGGCGAGGAGTCTGACGAGGAAGGCGTGCCGCACCTGGCGAGCATGCTGGCCAGCCTCGCGATCGTCGTCGATGCCCAGGCGGCCGGCACGCTCATTGACGACCGCCCGCCGGCCGGCGGGTATCGGTCGCTCGCGTCCACGCTCACGCCGCTCGTTGCCCACCTGCGGGCGCTCCACGCCGCGAAGTAGCAGGAGCCCGCAAACATGCCCCGCCTCGACTGTCGTGCAATGCCGTGGGCCTCGGCCAACCTGCACAAATGTACAATATCGGCAGGAGCCCAGCGTTGAACGACCGCGCCCGGATGCACGAATCACTGTTCCGCCAGACGGCTCGCGGCCGGGAGCCACTCGCTCCGCCCAACCAGGGCGGAAGCCACGTGCACTACGTGGGCCTCAAGCGGTCCGGGATCGGGTGCATCACGAGCCGGCCGGCCGGCCAATCGGCCCCGCCCACGTTCTACGAGCGGCTGGCCTACGCGCTTGGGGTCGACGTCACGACGGCCCGGCGACTCCACCTAGAAAACAAGGTGCAATAGCATGGCCACGACGCTCACAGTCGGCGGCAACAGCCGCCTGTCCTACTCCCTCACGGAAGACCCGGTGATCGGGGCCGTGAGCGAATCCGCCGAGCTGCGGACCACCCGTACGATCGAGGACGGCGCCGGGGAGAACCAGGCGAACGTGGCCTGGCGAAACCGCGTGACCATCGCCGCCGGCCAGGTCTACAGCTTCGACCTCCTGAACCTGGGGGCGACCGTGTTCGGGTTCGCCGGCAAAGTGGCCATGACCAAGCTCAAGGAGGTGATGGTCGTGAACAACACGACCACCGCCGGCCGCTACGCCCTGTGGGGCGTGATTTCGCCGAGCGACACCACCGCCTACGTGGCATGGCTGGGGCGTGGCGGCGACTACCGGACGGCCGACTACGCCGACGGCCGCACGATCACCGCGAACGTCAACAACGTGATCTACGTGGCCAACCCGTCGCCCGGGGCCGTCGAGCTGGACATCCTGCTCGTGGGCGTCGGCACCTACTCCGATACGTGAGGATTCGCATGTCTGCAGCCGCTGGTCCGCTCAACGTCGCCAACTCCCTGGACGCCGGCCTGCTCTCAAAGGTCGAGGCGTTCATTGCCGCTGCAAAGTCGGTGGCGGCTGACGGCCTCACGTGGGGCGAGTTCGGCGAGCTGATGCTGTCGCTGCTCCGGCTGGTCGTGACGTTCCTCGACACCGTGGGCGTGATGACCGGCCAGGAGAAAAAAGCGCTGGCACTCGAAGCCGTCGCCAGCCTGTTTGACGCGGTGGCCGACAAGGCCGTGCCCGCGATCGCCTGGCCGCTGTGGATCCTCGCGCGGCCCGCTGTCCGGGCGCTCGTGCTCGCAATCGCCGGAGGTGCTCTGGAATCGCTCCTGCCAATCGTGAGGGCTGCCCGATGATCGTCGTGCTCCTGGTCCTGTTTGGTGTGTGGATGCTCGCCGGGCCGCAGCTGCTCGAGCGGGTCCGCGACATGGCCGCGACGACGGTGGCGGCAGCCCCGCACCTCGACCGCCGGCACGTGGCGGGAGCCGCCATCCTGGCCGCGGCAGCTTTCGCGTATGTCGGCGGGAGCCGGGAGGCTGTGCCGCAACCGACGCCGGCTCCGACGCCGGCCCCCGACGCTCGGATCGTGTTGCGCGGCAAGTTCTCGGCCCACCCCGAAGCGGCCCTGCACGCTGCTCAAATCAAATCGCTGTTTGGCGAAATCGCTCACGAGCTGGAATGGGATTCGATGCAGGACTCGCCGGCCTGGACGACCGGCCAGGCGATGGACGACCTGCGAGTGCGAGCGTTCGACATGCGGCTCAAAGGCGTGAGCCTCGGCGACATCCACCCCCGGGTCCGCGAGGCAGTGAAGGCCCACCTCGACGCCGTCGTCGGCACGAGCGGTGGCCCGCTG